GCGGCAAAAGTTGATGTCCCTGGAGCTGCGTCAAATGAACTTTTATAAGTCCAAGCGTCGAAGCCAGAATCACTTACTGATGGTGGGCATATTGATACTTGCAATGAGTTGCCTAGAGATCCGGGAAAACGACCTACAAAAGTGTGTAGATCGGAATCAAGAGCCCCCAGTTGAGCATCGAAATTAGTTGAATTTTTAACTGTTGGAAGCGTGTATGTTCCTACAGCATATGCAGAAGTTTGCCCTGTAGTTGAAACAGCGTTATTAGCGTCTGAATCAATAATACGTGACATCTGCAAAGCATTTGAGTAGCGTAAGAAATACGCTGCGTCGTGGTAGTCGATTGCGTGAGAACTATTAGGTGCGCCAAATGTTTCGGTAAGTTCTTCTTCATTGGCGATTAAAGTTCTCTGATCAGCCGGACCCCACATAAACTTTCCTGAATAACAGCCTGTGGAAGTTTGAACATTAGGCACTCCGCCCGTAAGATCTACTTCTTTGACTATTACTGCAGGACTTTGTGATGGTGCAAAAAGTGCCATTAGATTACCTCGTTTAGGTTCTTATTTATATGGTGCATGATACGAGTGTCTTTCAATTTCAACTATATTTATAATAATTGGAATTTTAGCCCCAGTTAGTATAATCACCGTCAAAGTCAACATACCAATCAGGTTTAGTATTTTCTTCATCAACTAGTTGTTTCATATATGCGCTGCCATCGTCGACCCATCCGAAAGGCACAATGTCTGCTTCAATTTCATCCATCTTTTGTTTAAACAGCATTTCTTTTAGATTAATGTCAGTCATATCATTAAAGAATTGTGTTTGAGCAAAGTAACCAAACATGACTAAGTTCATTACCAAGTCATCATGATTACCTTCAGAAGCTTCGTATGAGCTGCCTCTACCAACAAACGTAGAAATTTCTAGAATAGTTTGCTCATCTTTAATTATAAGCTTATTGTTTTCAAGTAAGTCTTTCAGGCCTGAGCAGCCTAATCTTTTTACTTTACGAGTCATAGCTTGGCCAATAGCATTAGCCTTTACGGCTGACTCGGTGTGCACGTTATCGTATTCTAATTCATGATATAAACCATTTGCTACCATTGACCCTTGATCGTTTGACTCAACAACCACATACGCTTGATTGTAAGAAGTTGCGTACTTATATATAATACTAGGGAAGAGTAATGGAGAGATAGCATTGTTCCGATAAACAGCAACCTGTTCAAACGGTTTTACGCTAATATCGATTAAAGTAAAAGTAGAGTAATCCTGTCCTCTTCCCTTCCCAACATCTACGCACATAATATATTCGTGACCTTTTTCAGGTTCTTTATATATTAGACCATCGCCTTGCTCAATATATCTTAACGATTGTGCAGCTCTTAATTCCATAAGAGTTTCTGCATTAATTAAAGTATCACCGGTGCCGAAGAAAGTATTACCGAATTCTTGGTCAAATTGGAGCTTGGATGTGTTGTTAATGGTTTGAGTTTTCCAAGTTTCATCACGACCTGGGACATCCCACCAATCAACTCGAAATGGTGTAAACTCGTTAACTTCTTGTATTGCACCTTCCCACAACTTATAGAACATGTTACCAATACCATTTGCCGTAGATGTGACAATGACTTTGGTATCTTTACCGGCAGATACAACAGGATAAGTGGAGGTATAAAATTCAGATGCTTTTTCTACGAAGGCAAATTCGTCTAAATAAAGCAGGTTGATACTAAGACCACGAATAGAACTACCAGTGGTTGCCGCAGTAATAATTCGAGAGTTATTGCCAAACTCAAGTGAACCTTTGTTGAGAGCTTTAGTTCCGGCTTGTAGAAAGAACGGTAAGTTTTCAAGCATAAGCGTGATCCGGGAGAGCATTTCTCTCGCGGTTGACGCTTTGTTAGCGAGGATGGCCACAGTTTTTTCCGGATAAAACAACGCGTACCAGAGCAAGTAGGCGCATACAGAAATCGATTTGCCGGATTGCCGACATGCCAGTATAATATTGAACCGATGTTCATTGAATCTCTCGAACATATCCTGCTGATAAGGATACAACTTAAATGGTATTAGTCCCTCGTCTAGTGAAATCACTTTCACGTATTCTTCGGCAAAATACACAGGATTATCCATGCATTTCTTATATTCGAGAAGACTTTCTTGGGTCCATTGTTCAGCAACACCATCGCGCTTAACATTAGGATTTCCTAGATACGTCTCCCTCGATGGATTTTGGTGCATCATCTGTGACATCAATTAAATCGCCTTTGAGCAAACGTTGAACGTCTGCAGTAGAACCTAAGTAAAAATTATTCTGTGTATTGTTTACTTCGGTTGTCTCATTATTTCTCTCAAGATCCTTTTTGCCTTTATTCAATATCATCAATCGGTCGTTAACGTCCGATATATTTTTAATCATACCTGATAAGACTTCAAAAGCTCTAGGGTGCTCTGATTCTCGAGCTACCTCTATCATATCATCTAAAGCGCTTTTGCCTTTTTCTATCAAGTCATAATATGTTTCGCGGGAATAATTATAATCATTTGCCGCTTTATCACTGTCATGTTGCATCGCTATCCGCACTATAATCTGTTCTTGTGAATCCAAAATCGGAGTCACCAAGTATGTTCAACGTTGTTGGTTTAGGCTCTAACTGTATAGTTTTTAGCCTTAGATCAGAATCGTTGAGGCCTGATCCAATATCGAAAATTTTGGCTTGCACATCGCGTACGATTTCGCCGGTGTTGATTGCACCGTAATACCGTATTCTCATTTCAAAGTCGATAGTGTAAATGATAGTTCTGCGCGCTCCTAAGTCACCTTCGAAGTCGTCAGAAAAACTTACACCACCAATCGCGATCGGAATATCTTCTAGGATATCGTCATAGGCTGCAAAAGGTTTAAGAGTTATTGAATATTGTGGATTGAATGTTGGCAGAATTTGCTCAACGAGTTGAAGAGCATCATCTTGTGTTTTTGTGTAAATATTTAATTGAAAAGAAATAACGTATGGAACTCCAGTATAAAATCTATTTCTATTATCTGCCGTTGTTCCAAACCGAGTAAAGTTGTTAACTTTTGAAACTTGCCGTGAGTTGTCATATGCTAATGAAGTAATCTCAAAAGACATACGAGGTAACTTAATAGCTACCTTTGTATCGTTATCTAGATCTGGATTCTCTCGAATGCGATCTAAATACTTGTTTTTAGGAGCATATGCTAATGGTACTTTAACTTGAGAAGTAGATGCACCAGTTGTTTGATTCTTACGAACAACATACAGGTTATTAAACAGTTTACCAAATATAGCAACTGCTCGCCGTGTTTTCTCGTGATAAAAATGTCCACCAAACATTAGCTTTTATATATCTTTGTCAAGTGATCTTCAAAGGATTCGACCTTTGCTAATCTATCTGGCCAGAGGATATACTCCTTTTCTGGGTTTTTCTTCAAATTATTGAGCAATGGAATTATTGCGTTATATAGTTTATCTATCTTATCCTGAGTGTTGATCGCAGAAGCACCAAGAGTTTCTGCTTTGGTTGCTGCTTTTTGAACTGCTTCTAATTCGTTCTCATCGACAACGGTAAAGCCAAAATCAAAAATATCGTCATCCATCACTTATAATCTCCACTATTCTATTATCTTCGTCAAGTATAACTTTCATCTTTTGACACGCATACCTTGTAGACCTGTTTGATTTAATTAGTTGTCGCGAAGCCATTCGTTTTGCTTTCAGGCACTCAGACATACCATCTCTAACAGTATATTCTTTAAGCTCTGTGCCATTCATAAACAGCAATAAAACGAATTCAATACTGGTCATTTGTGTCCGTTAGCCCTTAACTTTTCTATATTATCTTCTAAATTCATAATTCTTTTTTCATAAAACTCAAGAGTTAGTTTTTGTTGTTGATCATAAGGCGCTCTGCCTTCTTCTATCTCTAATGTTAACTTTTCAAGTTCTCCAGCTAAATGCTCGATCATCATAAACTGTTCAGAGTCCGCAGGTAAACTACCCATTTCACCACGCGGCCATTTAATTCTAAACTCAGTATTTTGTTCTAAATCAGTCTTCATCATAGTCTGACTTGTTTCAATCTGATTTAATCTTTCAACAACTCCAAAATACGCCCAAGTGGCTAGTGAAGTAAATGCTATCATACTTACAATGTTACGAAGTGGAAGAGCTACTTCCGTTCCTTCATTTAGTTTCGTAGCCATAATTAATCATTCCCTGATGGATCACCAAATGGGTTACCTTCGCTGAAGTCAAGGAAGTCATCACCAAATGTTCCAAAGTCTGTATTTTGTTCGTTCTCCGAAAGTTTATTCAATTCACTCACAGTTTGTAATGTATGTATGTTCGTTGCTGAATCGATTGTTACTGTACTATCA